GTAAACATTGGCATACCATACGCTTCATTCGCTTGAAGGGTATGATCAGCGACGAGGAACTGTACTGTTCCATCATGACGGCCTCGCGAATCATGAGGGGACACGGTTCCTTCAAGCTTAAAACCAGCATTTTTAACGCGGCCGGTGGATGTCGTATTGGAAATATCAAGTGCAGTTCTATTTGCGCCGGCGCCTAAAACTCTCATATAAGTCAATGCTGTTCTATTCTTTAAGAACTCATTAACAGCATAAGGACCAAACTTCTTTGGATCAAGATTGCCAAAGATACTTATAAATTCATTAAAGCTTGCAACCGTGACAGGTACAAATGCAGGGCCTTTATTTGCCATGCCAATGACTCCTGCTGGTACGCCAACCGGACCTGTTGCCGGTGGTGCTTTTAATTCAATTTCACGCTCAAAAAAATTAGGAGACCTAAAAACCTGCTCAGACATTATCCTTGCTCCTTCATTAGCAACACAAAAACTTTCATATAAGTATTTGAAAAAAACCAAAAATTTCAAATATCATTCTAGGTCGCCTGAAGAATAGACGATTCCACCAAGCAAAGATTCATCATCGATAGGGCTTGGATTGGAATGAACTTGTGAAGCAGGTTTTATAATAGTTTCTCCTGAAGATGCATTAACTTTATAAATTCTAGTATATTGAACTGTTTTACCACCATCACTCGATTTTGAATAAAGACGTTGAGCATGTTGCGATGACCTATTAGAAGTTGCTGGATCTTCTGACGTTATAGGGTCTACAACGGGATGATAAAGAGTAGTCCCTGATCTTCTTTGATCATTTCTAGAGTTCTTCTCATCGCTTAATGGCAACGTTGGATCATCAGATCCTAAAAACGGATCTTGTTTTAAAGAAATTGAAGAATTTAAACCTTTATTTGGCTCTAACGTTGTATCAAACGTTATGATAGGTGAAGAAACATAACGTTTAACAGGTATTCCATTTCCAGCATGTTGTGGAGCAAAAATATAAGCTTTAACAGTGATATTAAATTTGTATTTGATTATTCTCTCTTGTTGCCCAATTTCTTCGAAATTAGTCTCAGGATTGTACGAATTGTTATCAACTGTCGCTATAAACCAATATCCCTTTGAGGTATTTAATTTCCAAGCATTTCCTTGAGGCAAAAACGAAGATATGATTTGCTCTAATAACTGATTCATATGTTGCGTATATTGCGTCCACATGGTCACTTCATAGTTTAAATTGCAAAATTGAGGTGATGGAACAACGATTGTCTCATAAATGTTGTTTTTCTTAATGTCAGCAAGCCATGCCCCGTCTTGGACAGTAGAATCATAAGAATCTTTGCCAATTAAACGATCGGTTAACAATTGACCGTCAACATGATCCAATTCAGGATTTGTTGCAACGTTTTTCTGATTCTTTAACAAGAAACGATTTATTAAATTTTGATAACCTCTGTCTGACTTATCAAGGCGGCGCCGAATGATAATTTCTCCAGTTTGCTGATTAATACCTCTTCCTGCGATGTCAGAACTTAAATCTTGAGATACAGTGTTTCTTGCAATTGTCAATAAAGGAAGAATCAACGAGTTATTTTTATCTCTCAACGTTTTTTTCTTCTTTAAAAGAGCCCATTTCTCTCCAGTGGCAAAGATGACAGGAACCTTTTTAAAATCAGAATTATCTCCACCTACCTGTAACTTAATTTCATTTTCAAATAATTTGAATAAAGCAACGTCGACATCCTCAATACCAACTGGGGGTATCGTTAGATCGGGTGTGCCTTGATGCGTTTTTGCATTGATGCCAATTACTCCGAACTGAGGCTGGCTATTTGAATTAAATCTTGTTGGCATAATATAACCTTATCATTCATCATAAAAAGCGTTACCAGCGCCCGTAGAATCCCCAAGGTCAGAAACCTCTTTGGGTCCTGAAATCGGTGGATCCAACACACCATTTTTGACAAGATCTCTTGTATCAGCAGTGGGACCTTCTTTGTTTTCAGTAACTCCTCGTTGCTGAATGAATGTGTCTTGAATTGAATCTGGATCTGTATATTTGATGTCAGTTGGTCCAGCCGTAAGTGCCTTAAATTGACTCTCGCGAACCCTAGTTCCTACTAACGAAACGCCATCAATGTTTTCTGCTTGCCCATAAATCGTACGCATGTATTTGTATTCTGTTATCTCATAAAAGATAGAACCAAATGAAAAATAATCTCCGATAGCAGGATTAATTCCTTTTTCTATCATGTCTCTATGTTGAACATAAACTTCTAAAGTAAACGTTGCATCGACACCGAATTTATCAATTTTTGTTTCTGTTTGAAATTCGCTATTGACTAAAGCTTCTATAATCAGCGGATTATCAAAAACCTTCTTCAACGCTTCATCATATATTTCATGAGATTTTGTTTTTGTCTCAGAAACTGGATAATAGTAAATCTTCTGACCCACCACATCCTTGACTATCTCTTTTGTGATATCAGAAATAAAATTAATCTCGCGCTGAGTAATAAAAAGCCTTGCCATATTATCCTATTACGATTCCCTTACCGAGCGGCATTGGGATATATTTTAATTGTTTATTTAGGTTCTCTGCAGCGATGGCATCATTCTCCAATAACTTTTGATTAGTCAGATTTGCTAAAAATTCCTTCATCTGTGTGGTTAATTTGTCTTTGTCATCCCTCGCTTGAGATACTAATTCAGAACCATTTAGGGTTAACTCTGCGTTTGGGATAGGAATAGAAGAAAATTTTGACCTTATTAATCCTAACAATTCTTTGCATAATGCCAAAGTATATTGTCTAATCCATTGACGACCTGGTTGGTTGACCGTGGAGAATGGTATATTTCCAAATGGCATGTTGCTAGGACCAGATATTCCATAGATTGAATCGTCTGTATATGATGTAGGGTTCAACGGGCTTTGAGGTTTCATCACCTTGATATACAAGCGGCCTGTTTGTAGGTCAGAAGCAGGTACAGGATAAATTCTAATATTTCCCCCTAATACTTCATAGCTATAATTTGAACGACGAACCCTAAAGGCTTGCTCTAACATTCCTCTTCTAAGAATGTCTTCAAAGACTGGAAGCACATAAAACACTGTAGAGTTAACATACGATTCGTAATTAAAATTGGTCGCCAAGAAATTGGTAACGTTGGAAGCATTGAGTAAAAAGTGTTGAGCAGCTAGAGGTTCAAAGTGAAAAATCTCTACAATCTTTAACTTTCCCTTTGATCCAGAAGCCATAGACTCATAAATCCCTAATCCGCTAGTATTGTCCTTTATGTCTGAATAGATGTTATAGTCTTGTTTCCCAGAAACCAGTTCAACATACCCTAGCGTTGCGTCGTATGATCCTCCAACGTATGCTTCCGTTGCGTACGGTTCTGCCATCCTTAATAGATACTCAACCGTACGTTTGGCATATCTATTGGTCAAATCTGTAGATCCAGTTGGCATTCCTAAAACGTTTGTAAGATCCGAAGTAATCTTCATTTCATGAATTAGACGACTGTATTCACAACATGCTTCTTCGAAACATGTCCATATTTCTTTCTTCGTTAATTCTACGCTAAGAACGTCATCACCCAATTTCCTCTTAACAAAAAGGACCATGGAATCAGCCTCAGATTGAAACGTTGAATCTGAATCGAAGAACCCGAATGGTGTCGGATTGATTGTCGATAAAAATGTTGTCATATGTATGCGCCCTTTGACACGCTAGACTCTTAAATAAAAATATGGTTGAACAGCAAGACAAAGCTGACGTTTTTTTAGTCGCAATGGTCTCTTGAGCTTGTAATCTAAAAAAGTGACGTTATGACAAAATTATGACAAATACTTCATCGCCAGACCACTAGCACAATTCGTACATGAATACTTATTTTTGCGCGGTTAAACCGCACATGGTGTGTAGGTTTTTGCGCAAGACACGACCAACTTTTTAAGGTGGTAACAATGGCTATTACACGTATTCAACAATCACAAATCAGTGGTTCACTTTCTCTCTCTGACAACGTTTCAAATGCAGATCTCGTCAAGTCAAGCCGTACGCTTGCTGACGACCTCAACTCACTTCGTACACAAGTCAAAAACATCATGGGTACATCGGCATGGACCGATGGTCTCGACGGTTCCCAAGACCTCGCAGACATCTACGCAGCAATGCATGCTTCTGGCATGAATGCAGCATTCCAAGGTGATGTTTCCATGGCAGGAAATGCAGACTTCAACGGCACATTAGATGTCGCTGGTGCTTCTGACCTTCATGGCAACGTCCACGCATACAGCGATTTGGATGTCGACGGAAACGCAAACGTTGATGGAACACTCGACGTTGCAGGTGCAGCTTCTTTCGCAAGCACACTTCACGTTGATGGCGCAGCTGACGTCGACGGAAACTTCGACGTTGCAGGAACATCTGACCTCCACGGCGATGTTCGCGCATACGGCGCATTGCGCGCTGACGGAAACGCAGATCTCAACGGCCAACTTGATGTTGCACAGGAAGTTTACCTTGCAGCAGCAGGCAAGGCAACAGAGGTTCGCGGTTCTCTCTCAGTTGCAGAAAATGCATCTCTCTCAGCTGACCTCTCAGTGGATGGCGAGTCCTCACTCACCGGTGCAGTCTCCATGGCATCTACTCTCGACGTGACAGGAGCGGCAACTCTCTCCTCCACACTCGGCGTCTCTGGAAAGGCAACTCTCTCTGATGACCTCGATGTGGCCGGTGACTCTGATCTCGCAGGTGACCTCTCCGTCGCAGGAGTCGCTGACTTCAACGGTGACGTAACTGCAAACAAGATCAGCATCGACGGTGATGTGGCACAACGCCTCTACATCGTGGACGCAGACGGTTCTATCAAGGATGAATCCAAGATGACCTTCGATGGATCCAAGTTGGCAGTTGATGGCGACATCGACGCTTCTGGCTCCGTGATGGCAGCTTCCTTCAAGATCGACGGCGACGTTGCACAACGTCTCTACATCGTGGACGCTGATGGATCAATCAAGGACGAGTCCAAACTCACCTTCGACGGATCTGAACTCGCAATTGATGGTGACATCGACGCTTCTGGTTCTATCTTCGCAAACAAGATGGCAATTGACGGCGACGTTGCACAACGTCTCTACATCGTCGACGCAGACGGTTCCATCAAGGATGAGTCCAAGCTCACCTTCGACGGATCTGAACTCGCAGTTGACGGCGACCTCAGCGCAACAGGCGCAGCAGACATCAGCGGAAACGCATCTGTCGGCGGCACCTTCCATGCAGTTGGAAATGCAACACTCGACGCAGAGCTCTCAGTGGCAGGTGCAGCATCCTTCGCGGATGATGCTTCTATCGCAGGTGGCCTCTCAGTCACAGGTGATGCATCCCTCGCAGCAGACCTCGCAGTCATGGGCGATGCAGCAATTATGTCAGACCTCGACGTCGCAGGTGACTCCTACCTCGCACAGGCACTCAACGTGTCTGGCTCCGTGGCAATGGATTCCACCCTCGCAGTTGAAGGCAATGCATCCTTCGCAGCAGAGCTCGCAGTCACCGGAGCAGTTTCATTCTCCTCAACACTCGGAGTAACAGGAAAGGCAACACTTTCTGATGACCTCGAGCTCGCAGGCGATGCTGACTTCAACGGTGCACTCGACGTTGCAGTAGCATCTGACCTCCACGGTGCAGTCAAGATGTACAGCACACTTGAACTCTCAGGTGCAGCTGACTTCAACGGCGCGCTTGATGTTTCTGGAGCATCTGATCTCCACGGTGCAGTGCACGCATACAGCACCCTCGAAGTTGATGGAAATGCATCCCTCGATGCAGATCTCTCAGTCGCAGGAAACAGCTCACTCACAGGAACACTCTCCGTTTCCGGTGCATCCACATTCGCAGACATCTCTGCGGCTGATGGTTCATTCTCCGGCGACGTGGACGTGACAGGCGACATCAGCGGTGCAAACCTCACCCTCTCTGCCGATGCAACAATCGGTGGTGACATCAGCGCAGCAGATGCATCCTTCTCCTCAGTCACAACAACAGGAACAGCATCATTCGGAAACAACGTCTCCATCACTGGCGACCTCAGCGCTTCCGGCGATGCAACAATCACAGGCGATATCTCAGCAGCAGCAGCTTCATTCTCAACAACACTCGCAGTCACAGGAAAGGCAACTCTCTCTGATGACCTCGAGGTTGCAGGCGATGCAGCAATCACAGGAGACCTCTCCGCAGCTGATGCAGAATTCGTAAACCTTCATGTGACTGGCGATGCTCAAATCGACGGTGACCTCCGTGTCAAGGGTTCGATGACATACATCGACACAGTTAACATGCGCGTGCAAGACTCCTTCATCTACCTCGCAACTGGTTCCGCAGGAACAGACAGCTCCGGTATCGTCCTTCATGGCGGTGCAGGCGCAGCCATGGACCTCGTGATCGGACAAGACGGCGGAGCAGGAGAAGTCATCTTCGGTAAGGCTGATCGCAGCCCAGACGGAGAAGGCACAATGAACGGAATCGCTCTTATTCCAGCATGGATGTCATCTGTCAAGCTCTCTGATTTTGAGGGTGCAGGCGGCGGCGGTTCTTTGGCTTATGACCCAGCAGGAGCAGGCACTGTTGCTCTTTCCGCAGTCTCTTCTCTCAAGCTCAGTGCTCACGGATCTGAATTCCAATTGGCTTCTAACGGTGAGCAAGCAGCATTCGAATCACAATTCGGTGCAGTCAGCGTCATCTCCGCAATCATCTCCGCAGCAAACGGTGGTAACTTCAAGCAAGATTCCATCAAGCCAGGAGCAAAGGCAGCAGGATCTGACATCGACTTCTCAGCAGTCGGCGAACTTCGCTCTTCTGCAGTCGCTTCATCTGCAGCAAAGAAGGTGGCAATGGACGTTTACCTCAACGGTGTTCGCCTCGCATTTGATGGCGATTACAGCATCCAAGATGAAACAAACATCCGCCTCGGAATGGCAACAACCGCAGACGACGTTCTCATGATCGTCATCCACAACGCAGCAATCTGAATTTAGCGTAAGCTAAGTTCTTAAAGGCTAAGACTAACTAGCCGGGGGTCCAGAGGAAACTCTGGGCCCTTTTTATTTACCTGATTGTACTTATTGAATATTTTATTATCAAATTTTCTTGAAAGATTATAAACAATGAGTAACAAAGATCAAAAGGACTTCGTCAACACATTGGCAACAAGGGCAAGGCTGTTGACAGAGCTTATCGGGGACAAGACAACATCGCTCAACTCAATGATAGAAAACATAAAAAGACTTGACGGTTATGTTCTTGGATCAAAGGAATCAATTGCCAAGGTAGAAGAACACATCAAGAAACAAAAGAAAGAACTTGTGGAACTTTTAACACAAAAGAAAATTCCTCAAGAAGTTGCAAATCTGATAGACGGAGTTCTGCGAAGCACTTCAGCTTTTGCAAAGAATGTTGCCATGGATGCAGAAAGGCTCTTCTACTCCAAACAAGGAGAGATGATCTTTTTGAAGCAAGACATTGAAAAACTTTCTTCAATAAAAGCAAATCATGAATCTGCGTTAACAAACGTTCAAAAGCAACAAGAAGAAAAAACAGAAACGAAACAAGCGACACCAGTTAAGGCTGATGAACCTGTTCAGGAAAAGAAGCAACCCGTAAGACCAGATAAGAACCCGAACACTAAGATTGGTAGAGCTGCCATGGACATCATGGAACGCAAGAAGAAGGCTGCTGGTTCAGCACAAGCAACCCAAGAAAACTCTACTAAAAAGAGAGGCAGAAAACCAAAGGCCTGATATCAGGCTTTATTATAGGTTGCCAGTATCTTTGAACCAGATCTTGGGGCACGATTAAATGTTATCGTTCTATCAGTTAGATAAAAATCTGCCCCACCTGAGTCTCTCTCTTGTAGGACACCGTTAACGAACACAAGAACTCTATCGTTTATAGGCGTAAATTCTAACATGAACGTTGCGTTCATACCATCAACTGTGCCAAGCGGAGTCTCATTCCAAACGATATTGATGCTATTTGGAACTAATCTTGCTACTAGCGTGTCCAAACTAGAAACTTTGTCAATGGTCGCTGCGATGGTATTCATTTCATCCTCAGTCGTGATCAAAACAGGTCGAGGTCGAGGCCTATAATATGAATAAGCCTTTCGAGATCTAGATATATCTCTAACAATCGCCACGTTAATTATGTATTAACGTGTCTCAATTAATGTTTGTTATTGTGCACATTAAGTAACACTAAGTGCACTTAAAGTATCTTATAGGCCTCAAAGTGCATTCCATCAGGCCGTTGAGGAAACCATCCTCCCCAATAAAATCCATGTTCATAAGCAATGTCAACCAACTCTCTTGTAGATCCTGTTGCACCTCTCAATGCAGGTTGAATCCCAAGTTGATTCCATTGAACATTGATGTCAAACGCAGTAGCCCATGCATGATTTGAAAGAACAGTTCTGGATCCTCTTATAAATCTGGGAGCCCAGGATCCTCCCCACGTTACAATCAAATATGTCAATCCTGCATCGTCCCACGCTTTAAATAGATTTAAGAACTGTTGTGAAATCGCTACATGAATTGATACAATTCCAGATTTAGGAAATCCAGGTGTTCCTCTTAATTGTGAAACGCTAACGTTGGTTATGCTCTTATTTAACCAATCACCAGTTATCGTGATTCCTTCAGGATTTCCCATCGTAGGTGATGCAACATAAGAAAACCTACCGAACAATTTTTCTCTATCTGTATGACTTAAAGGACCGACAGCCGGCCTTGGAGGCCAGTTTGGACCATTTATGTCAAGCGTAGGATCATCCATCAACGGATATCCAGCTTGAATAGCAATAGACATTGTCTTTGGTCCAACCGTCCCATCAGGAACCAAACCTTTTCTACTTTGGAACGATTTTGTCTCTAACTCAGTCACAATATCGAATGTACCGTTTACGATGACTGAGCTATTCTGTGACAATCCTCTTAAAAAGGTTTGCCATCGATCAACATCCGGACCAGTTGAACCCCTACGAAGAATTTGCAGCATGTATCCTCAGAAAGTTGACATCATTTCAACGGCAGTACGAACTCTTTCGCGAAGTTCATCAGGAAGTGCAGACAAAAGAACATACGTTTCAGGACGATATGATCCTTCTACTGGTCCTCCCATAGTCTCTGCGGAACTTTTATTAACTGCAACTTTAATGGCTAACGGAGGCGCTCCAACTCGAACATGAACCATTGGTTGATACAAATCTACTCTTTGCATTGTCATCCCTTCAGGATTCCTTGAGTCTTGCCCAAGGCTTCATTCATTGTTGCAAATCTACCTTTAAGCAATGACAATGTTTCTTCTAATTGAGAAGAATCTTCTCCACGAGCACGAGATTCTAACAAACGATTCTCTAATTCAACAATTTGTAATAACAAAGTCTCTGAAGTTGCTGACATATAAATAAAATATCGCTCTTAATAGAGCATGTAAAAAAACGGATAGATCAATTTAAAATCTATCCGTCTTAGGTGGCGTATGTATTTTTGCTATTATATACGAAAGTAATGAACTTTCGCTAAAATATATATCACCAAAATTGACAAAAATCAATTAATTTAAATTTTAACTGCAATTTTTATCATAGCATCAATGTCAGCAATTGACTTTTCTAACTTTGCCTCTAAAGGTATCATGGCAATAGGAACAACTCCAGATCCATTGATCCCATCTAGTCTCCATGTCTTGACAGTACGTAACAATCCCTCTAACTCATCTCTAACTTTGAGTAATGTTATCCCCAACGTTGACGGTCTAATAATTTGTGCCACGTTCCACCTCGAACATATGTATTTAAATTCATTGATGAAACATGGCACGAAATCATTTTTTTACCGCTTAAAGCCAGTTCACTCCCAATTAATCACACGAAGACATGACTTCGTCTGACCAAATGCACTCATCCATCCTGCTGAAACTACCTCAAGATCAAAATAGTTCCAACACCTCTCATCTCCCTGACCGGTGGCAACCTGAAGTTCACGATCAAACAACTTGACATATGTAACTGGACCGACTGACTCCTTGTTACCATTCATCATAAGGTATGTGTCAACTTCTCCACCATCCTTGATAACCTTCTTAAACCGAAGCTCAACATCATCACCAGAATCACCACACATCGATGAAACAATGTGACCATTAATTGGTTTCAAGTCAACCAACGTTCCTGGTTCAATGTCACCATCTACCCTGAATACATCCTTAAATGCATTCACACCATCTTCTTGCCGTTCATCAAGGATGAACTCCTCAAGTTCCTCGAGTAGATACTCTGTGTCGTTGATGATTGAATAATTCGTACCTACCATCGTTAGTGAATTGTAATGGCTTAGAGCCTTAACTAGAGACAACGCCTGACGC